TTTGGTTTAATTTCATTTTTTTTTCTTAAATAAACCTTTAATTTTTTTTGGTTTTTGATGTTAGCCTCTTTACTCATTAACAACAATTTGGATTATTGCCTTGATATTTTTCTTCGTATGTTTTAAAATCTCCACAACACCCTGCATCTCCTAACCAAATAGAAGCATTATAAGCATCTCTTTCTGGCTTTATTGCGTCTATTCCAATTCCATAATTAGAATATAAAGGATAATCAACAATGTTCTGCCTTAAATATTTAATCAATCTTTGTTTGTAAAACTCTGCCCTTGCTTTATAACGATTTGCCACATCAATCATATCTTGCATAGATGGATATTCACTATTATCTCCTGCTTTCCTTAACAATCCTTTGTTATAAAACTGATAGCTAATCCCTTGTGGCAATTCAGATAAAACAAAATTAATCAATGTATCTACAACATAATTGTTAAGTAATGTTGTTTCTAATCCTGTTAAATTGTTGTTTGTGATTCCATCTTGCAATCTATTATATAAAGCAGAGCCAAGTGCAGGTAAAATATAAATATCTTGTGCAGCTTTAATCTCTGGGAATACTAATTTCTCATCAAGATTATTATGTAATCCACTTCTATCTTTGATAGTATCAACTGATATGAATAGTACGTTTAAACTCATTTTATTTGCGTGTTACAATGTTAGACTTCCATTCGTGCCTACAAGATTCTAAATGAATATTTGTATTTGGCTTTGTGTACCAACCACCTTTTCTATCCCAAACAGAATATCCAAGCCTTGCACTTAATTGTTCAATCTCTGACCTGCTATAAAGTTTATTAGCATTCATCATTTCTACACAAAAAGGTCTTGAATTAGGTTTATCCTTATCACTAAATCCTGTTTTCCACTCATAAGAATATCTGATAAGCATCTCCCTTGTAATTGGTTTAATCTTTTCTAATATCTTACTTAAAGAATCAGTTAATATTCTTTCAGTTTGAACATTAGAATCAATGCCTTCTCCTATTTTAACCTCTTTAATGTCCAAAAATCCCTTATCTGCAAGATTTGATATTACCCTCTTAATTACTCCAATATCTTCGCCTAATGTGTCTGCAATGACCTCAGGAGTGATTCTTTTATCTTTACTTATCAAATCTAAGACATTTCCTTGTAATTGTGTTACATCTGCAAAATTAGCCTCCTCAAAAACTGACCTTTGCTTCCAGATATTGTACTTGTTTTTGTCATCTCCAAATTCATATAAACAACTAAAATCTTCAGAGAAAGATTGTTGGATAGGCACTTGTGGTTGTTGATATTTAGTAATATCTATACCTGCTTTTTCAAGCAACCATTCTTTAGGTGCTATTTGTAATAAAGTTTGCTCTGTTAACTCCATTCCAATAGGCTCACAAGGTATAATCTTCAAGTCCTCTGGATATCCTGCAAACCCTGCCAACATATTAAACACAGATTCTAATTCAATCTGTTTTGCATTAACATAAGTGTTCTTAAAAATCTCATAGCCATCCCTCATTTCAGTTCTGCTTCCCAACTTACCTGCTTCTGCAATACCAAAGATTGAAGGAGTAGTAATTTGATGACCGCTAAAAATGTTAACTTGAATAAGTGAATCAACCCTACCAAAATCTTCCTTTGTTAAATCAGATTGTCCTAAATCATCAACAATAGGCTTTCTTGAAGCATCATTAACAAAAGCTAACATATACTTTATTCCATCTGCTCCTGTATATGTATTCTTAAATTTATTATGTACAACTCTTTGCTCTTCTGGAGATGGCTCTCCATTTGGTAATGTAATAAGTTTACTTGCAGAAAACCCTGTTTTTGCATTACCTAAAACGTGCTTACTAACCTCAATATCAGATTCTATGTAATTTAAGGCACCAAAGTATGCAGGTAACGAATAAGCACCCTGATTAGGTCTGTATTCTTTTATATAGTATATCTGTTTGCCAACAGGATTCTTAGGATTAAATGAAGGATATACTTGATATTGTTCATTTCTATCTTTCCAATCTTCTTTATACCAATATTGAGTATTATCTTTATTTGTTCTAAATTTAGAATAGTCGCAATGCCATATCTCAGCAATCTTACCTACTCCCCAAATAACTTCTAAATAAGCACCTCCAAATAGTTCAATATCTAAAGATACTTTTCTGCTTAAATCATTTAAAGTTTCTGTTCTATTAACGTGTTGAATAAATTGCTCACTACCAGACCATCCATTTCCATTAATGTAGTGAACTTTACTTTTTACAATAGCATTATGCTTGGCTGATTTATTAAATAAATCAATCAGATATATAGGATAATCGTTCTTCTCGCCATACTGAATATATCCTTCGCCTTTCTTTTCTTTATATTCAGGCTGCTTAGCTTCTGCAAATTGTATTATTTGAAAACTCATTGTCTAATTTTATAAGTATCTGTCGTTTGATATGAAGTAAATATTGTTGATGCTTGATTTAACATCATTATTCCACTCTCTAACATATTCAATCCAGATGGATTTGTATTTGATGAACTTGCTTGTTCATATATTTCATAAGTATATTGACCTATTAATGAAGTGTTAAAATAAGTGTTAGTAACTAAACTGAACTTATTATACCTATCTTTAAATAGGCTAATATCTGCATTATTTAATAAGACAAATTTAACTTCTGTATTTGTACTTCTACTTCTGAAAATAAAAAGGTAGTTAGGATTTGTAAGTAATTCCTTTTCAGTTAAAGTTAAATACATATATTGGGTTGCCCCTTTAGTTAATTGTATCATCAACTATAAATGTCAACTTCGTAAGTATTTAACAAAAAAAATGCCCTACCAATTAAGGTAAGGCACTTCTATATTATATATTCACTTAACCTGCGGTTGTCAAAGCAGAAGCTACTGCAGAAGCAACACTTTGAGCCAATGTAGGTTCTTTACCTGTAAATGTCAAAGTATATCCACTTCTATCTCCTTCAGCAGTACCAGATTGAGCAGAACCTGCAGTTACATCTAATCCTCTTGTCAAACCAAGATACCAGAAATTGCCATTATTGTCTTTAACAACTGCCTCCAAAAGATTCTTTGAAAGTAGCAATATTTCGTTTCTTGTATTAACTTGAAGTTTGTTAAGAACAAGTGTTAACTCTTGTTGATAGAAGATAGTTCCATTTTCAACAGATGAATTTATGTTCTCAACAAATGAAGATGTGCCTTTCACAAGTTCATATTTGTAGAACTTCTTTCCTGTAGCCTTAGTTAAGGCAGTAATTACTCCACTTGCTTCTGTTTGAGATGTTACATTAGCTGATTCAATGAAGTAAACCTCCGTTAAACCACCTAAAGAATCCCTACAATCAAGTGTGTAACCTTGAGTTAAAGCACACGGCATATTATTATATTTATAAGATTATAAAAAGGGGAGTTTTACCTCCCCAATTAATTAGAGTTTAAATTCAACCCACTCATCTGGGAATGCAAAGTTCACACCCATTTTGAACTCAGATACAAAACGTACTTCATCTGCTTCTTTAGCATAGAAGATTTCAAATTTCTCTTCTTCGTTTAACAAATCTGTTCCCAAGAACATATTGCTCAAACGACAAGCATAAATTTTATTTGTACCATTCAAACCTGCAACTGCAATAACTTTGATTGAAGTACCTGGAAGGATGAACTCGCTATCTGCTTTTGCATCAACTTGATAATGAAAACTATTTGCATTCTTAAGTGCAACAGTATAAGTTCTGAAAAGGTCTTGACCACAGAAGATAGTCATATCATCTTTAGCAACAACCTTTGCAGGAATAGCCAAGTAAACTGCATCAAATACTGCGATAACGTTTGCAGAAGTGATTGAAGCAACAGGACCACCAGAGATATAAGTTGAAGTATTTGCAGAAATGATAGAAGCAGAAGCCTCTAAAGAATGCCTAATAAATCCTTTAAACTTATTCAAGTTACCATCAGCACTCAAAGTTGAACCCTGCCATATTGCAGTTTCAAGTTGAGCAGCAATAATAGAAGCCTTTTTATCAGAGTATTCTTGCTCAAAAGGAATAGAATCATATCTGCTTCCTGTTGGCAATGCCTTCTGAAGATATTTAGCTTCCAAAGCCTTTGGACAAAGTGCTTCGTTAACTTTAATTTTACCTACTACAACAGGTCTTTGTGTGAAAGAAGTTGTTCCTGAAGCATTGAATCCGCAAGTTCCACCTGCTTGAAAGAATGCATCTGTATCCATAACATTGATTTGCTCACTTGATTTCACTCCTACCATTACATTTCCAGAAGATTTAATCAAGGCAGCAGTTTTTGCACCAAGTACAGAGTTAGTAACGAGCAATGCTTCGTTCTCTCTTGTATAATCTGCTAATGAACTTACGCTAAATGCCATTGTATTTAATTTTTATTGTTTAAAATTGCGTTTCTATATTTATTAAGTCTATCAAACTTAATGTCTTTTGATTGCTCAAACTTAAATGATTTAGGTGCTTCAATAGGGTCAGCAGAAGGTACTTTGCTAAACTCTTCCATCATTGATACTACCAAACTAAATCCTTCTTTATTTTTGAACTCAATATCTTGAATCTTTGATTGCAATGCACTATTGATAGCCTTTAATTCATCAATTTGCTTATTAAAATCAGATTGCATCTCTTCCATTTTAGCATCTTGCTTTTTTACCATATTTTCAGGCATAACCTCTTCAGGCATAACATCTTCAGCAGGAGAAGCAACTTCAATGATAATACCTTTATCATCTATTTGTATTGAAGTTCCATCAGCAAGTTGATGTTCGCCCATTGGAGCAGGAGAGCCATCAGCCAATGTTACTGCACCACCAATAGCAAGTTCAGTAATATCTACTTTAGTTCCATCCATCAATGAATATTCAGCCATTTTAGTTGGCATCATATCTTTTGCAGTTTCAACAGGCATATCTTCAAATAATGCCCTAATTTTTAAGATTGCGTCTTTTGCGTTCATAATTGTAAATGTTTATTTTATTTAATGTTTATCACTTAACAGATAGAAGAATATCTTTAATGCTATCTAATAATTGTGCTTCTTTTGTTTTAGCCTTTGAATATTCAAATATTCCCTCAACTGAAAATCCTTTAAAATTACCTTCCTTAATCATTTTCCATACTTCTGGATTCTCTACTTTAAAACTACCAAACCAACTTCCATCAGGTGCATCTTCAAATCCTCTCATTGGTAGAATACCTCTTTCAGTATCACAAATAAAAGATTCAAACATAGTAACTCCGCTTACTTGTTGATTAGAATCGTGCATTAAGTTTACATTTGCTTGATATCCTTTTTTAAAAAACTTTTGAGCAATCTTAAAAATAGTGTCTTTGCTGAACACCACATAATACTCCCCATTAGTAGCATCATTGCGATAGATAGGAGAATCAGCCAACATAACAGGACCAGAGATAATTTGCTTATCTTCAGAAACGATTTGAAACTTAACATTTTCTTTAAACGCATTCCAATTTCTTTGTATCGCAGGTTTATCTACCAAAGCAATAAATGATACCTCAGCATCATCTTGCATATCTTCATTTATCATCAATTCGTAAATAGGTAATTCCATAACTATAAATGTTTTAATTTTTATTATTTATCAATCAAACCTTGCTCTTTGTTGTATGGCTTTGATTCTCTGTTGGTTAGTTGTTACATCTGTTTCAACTACATAGGCTTTAATTGCTTGATTTCCTAAAGCATTAATTGTTGATGCTGATAGATTTGTTGTTGCTGATTGTGGTTGTTGTGGTTGCATCGGTGCAGATGAATTTTTTGCAAATCCTGATGCTTCTCCTGCACTTCCTCCAGAACCTAATTGACTTAATGCTTTTCTTGTAGCTAATAATGATGATGCAACACCTAAAGCACCACTAATTGTATTTATTGTAACCCAAGGTTGACCTGCAGTAACTGGAGATGCTGCAACTGCTTTTGCATTTGCTACTTGTGTGTTTACTATAATTCTTCCTATACCTGCTGCATTTTCTGCAATAATTGCTGCTGCTTGTATTGCTTTATTTTTACCTGATACTTCTCTTAATACATTTGCTAAACCAAATATTAAATCTATTTCAGCATTTTGAATTTCTTTTTTAGCTAAATATGCATCTAATTCAGATTGTGTTCTTCTTTTATTTTCAAGAATGATATTATTTGTTGCCTGTTGCTTTACTTCTTGAACTTGATTTTCTAATTCAAATTGTTTTGCAAGATATTCATCATCTTTTACTGCTTGTTCTGCTGCATCTGCTGCATCTTTTTCTTTTTTCTTTTCTTGATTATTTAGAACAAGCATATCATAATCAAAACCTGCTTTTCTTGCTTTTTCTCTTCCATCTTCTAATCTTTTAGTTTCTGCCTCCTCTGCTTCTCTTTTCTTTTTTGCTGCTTCTTTTTTTCTTTCTATTTCTTTAGTCTGAAATTCTATATCAGCAACTTTACCTTCTACGTTAATTTTTGCTACTTCTTCTCTTGCTTTTATAGCACCTTCTTTGTCTGCATTTTTTATTTCCTCATAATATCTTATCTGTGCTTGTCCTCTTAATTTTCTAAAAGATTGTTCAATATCAAATAATTCTTTTTCAGATGCACCTTTTAATTTAGCTTGTGCAATAGCAATTTTTCTTTGATTTTCTAAAGATGATAATGAAGAATCTAACCCTATCTTTGCCCCTTTCTTAATACTTTCATTCAATTTATCTTGTGCTTCTTTTGCTTTTTCTGCTTCAGATGTGTAAGATTGAAATGCTGATATAATCTCACCAACCGCTACGATAAGAAGTCCTATTCCTGTTGCTGCGATTGCACCTTTTAAAACCTTGAATGATGTTGACGTAGTTTCTACTGCAACACCAAAAAGTTTCATTGCACCTGCTGCTGCTTTATTAGCTAATTCATTGAGTTTTATAAATGCAGTAGAATTTTTTATTACTGCTCCTAAATTTTTAAATGAATCAATACTTTCTCCAATAGCTTGTAATCCTTGTGATAAAGCCATAGCAGATTGTACTTTCAATAATGCTTTTTCAACATCTTTACTTTCAGTACCAAACAAGCTAATTGCACCTTGTACTGCTGCAAATCCACCTGCCACTCCAGATAAAGATGCAGTTAGTGCTTTGAATTTAGCATCTGGATTAAAGGCATCTGTTAATGCTTTAGCATCTCCAATCCTATCTTTTAATTCTCCTGCTCTCTTTGCTGCTTTTACTGCTTCTTCAGATGTAACACCAAACTTATCACTTAATGCAGCTACTTCTGCCTGTGCTTCTCTTAATTGTTTTTTAAGTGAGCCAACCGCTTCTCCTGCATTACCACCAACATTTATTTGAAAATCTAATTGTGCCATTTAGAATGTTTTTGTTATCACTTTAAGTAATTCCACTTTTGTTGTGGTGTAATTCATAGGATTGTAGTTTATCACTTTGTTTATCCTGAATAATATGCCATCTATCCAAACTAATCTACTGAAATCAAGTTGTTGAATATCCAAAGCATTTAATAAAACTTGACAGGTCAATAACTTACTATCTTTATCCGTAATTTCAGCCATATAATCACTATAATAGGCATTAAATAGGTTAGTAGTAGGATAGGATTCTGCAGTAAAATAAAGTTCATTAGGTGCCCCAAAATTTATATCATTTAATGGTAGTAATGAATTATTAAATTGCAGATGTCCTGCATAACCATAAGCATTTAATGTTATTAAGTTTGATGCACCATTTTTTATTTTCCAATTTGTTCTACCTGTTATCTTTTGAGCCTGAAGGATTCTAATATTAAAATCCATCTGGTCTTTTGCTGCATTATCATTTGACTTTTTATAAATTGCAGAATAAATTTTGTCCTTTCCTGTTGCTTGAAATAATGGAGTGGCTGAAAATATTACCTCTGTGCTACTTGTATTATTAGCAAATTGAAATTCTGAATCATACAATCTATCTCCATAACCTTCATTATATCTTTTACGATAATTCTCATTATAGTAATCATTATCAGGCTTATACTTAAACTGATAGAATCTACTATTAAGTTCACTCATTGGTTTAATTGACCAAGCCTTTGACCTGTCTACCTTATTAGTCCAATCCTGTGTTGTTCCTGAATAGAAGTCAATATATGGCTTTATATGAAGTTTTTTCTCATCAAATTGGTCATCATAGACATAAAGATTAAACATCTTACAAATGCTTATGAAAAAATCCTTTTGATAAATTCCGTGTGGAATTGCATCATTAATTGTTATAACATCTCCATATCCTATGTTCACAGTTGTAGGCAATAAACTTATTATCTGTAATTGTCCACCATATTGTTGAATCTGTTGAACATTTGAACTTATTCCTACTCTTAATACGTCATTTTGATTGAATGTGATTCCATTTGTAGATAAATCAACATTAAAGAATGCAGGTAATGAAGCAACTGAAATTGTTTGTTGTTCTAATATTGATGCATTTTTATATAAAGTAAATGTTGCAGTTGTTCCACTATGAACAGAATTAATTTGTCCAAATACTGAACATATAATATCATCATTCATTGCAGCAGCAGGAGTATATGTAAATTCTTGATTACCTCCACCTAAAGTAAAATTTCCTAAAGTTGTTGCAGTATAATGAACATTTGAAGGATTATTATAAGTATTAGCAGTAGGATTTGCTTCCAAAGCAATATTTGAATATTTACTTAGTATTTTTTGATTACAAGGAATTATTAATCTTTTAAATAAATCAGTTTCTAACAATGGAAACTCCCAAGTGTAATCCGTTCCTGCTATTATTTTTTCTAAATACTCCTTAACATATAAAGCAGGTTTGAATGCTTCATACTGAAAATCTAAATCATTTGAAGTTACATCTCCTCCGATATCAATTAAAGGATAATAAATACCGCTTCCACTAACTGAATCCCAAGAAGCAGTAATATGTTCGTGTGTCCAAGTTTCATTGTAAGCACTAAAATCTAAATCTTCAAGTTTAGCTTTCCCTAATTCAGAAATAAACCCTCCTAAATCTCCGTTAACATTACATTGATATTCTATCGTTCCTGACTGATTAACAATCTCTAAAAGCCTAATAACACCTTTAAATATTTGTATTTTATCAATCAATATTCTACATTTAGCAGTTTTAGCAGCATTAAAGTTTGAGTTAACATTTGGTAAAGCATCATTAGTAACATTGGAATTACCTAAATCAAAAATAAATCCAAATATTTTATTATTTTTGGCAGTACCTACTAAAGTTATTGTTTTACTAAATGATGTATTCTTTGCACCAAAATCGTTGATATCATCAATGGTATAAGTAAAATCAGTTGATATATCTTCAACCAAATCAACTTGATAATTCTCAATATATATTTCTGTGCTAATCATCTGTATTGACTATTTATATATTTACCAACCTCAATATCCACTTCAAAATTGAATAGTTTATCACTTGATGCTAACTTATATTCATAGTTAGTTGATGCAATCACACAAGGGAAATAACCAGACAACACTTCAATATAGCAAATGCTTGAACCTACTAATTGAGCCAACCATTCATAATCGTTCTCACTTACCCAATCAGATATCAATTTCATTCTGTCCTTATGTTGAATAGAATAGTTTAAAGTTGTTTCGTTAAACCTATTGTAAGCATCTACATTTGACATACTGCTTCCAGATAACTGCCATTCACTTCTTCTATATGATGACCTTGTAAACTCTGTATTCCTTTTATTTACTAAAGCAAACTTCATTGTGTCCCATCCACCAAGCCTATTAAGAAAATGAATGTTGTATTGCCTATGTTTAGGGTAGCATACCTGTTTAACTTTAACCTTACTTGTAACAAATGAAGAACCACCTGCTGAATAGTTGATATACAAATGATATCCGAAAGTATCCTCAGTAATTAATGTGCTTCCTGCAAATGTGTTTATTGCTGCTGCCTGTAAGCTAAATAAATTAAACTCTCCAGATAATGTTAATGCTCCTGTATAGCTTAATAAAACACTACCTGCTTCATTAACCACATCAATAGTTGCAGTATATGTTCCGCCTGTTGTCTTTCTGAAATATGATATGAAGCATTGGTCTCCAAATTCCATCTCAATCTTATCAAAATCCCTATCTGTCAACCAATTATCTGCAAAGTTAGCAACTAATAGATTCTCATAATAATCATCTAAAACTAAAGGAATTTCATTTCCAATATCAATCATATCAGCAAACAAAGGAGGGTAGTAATTATATGCAGAAAATGTTCCACTTGCATCTGGCAATACCGCTATGCTTCCAGATACTTCTTCTCTGACCTCCAACACATAATCAGTTTTCATCTTGTTATTAGAAGCTACAAGAATTGAACTACCAGAAGGCTCAAAGTAATTTGATGTATATGCTCTTACCACAGGAGCAGCATTAAATACTCCATAGTTACCGCTAACATCTGGGAATACTTTTGACCTTGCAACTAAACTTCCATTTACTTTTACATCGTAAACAAATTTAAAATTGGTAGTTCCTGCATTCGTTGAAGATGAAACAAACCATAAGTCTGTATGCATTGAAGAATATGTCGCAGGTGTGTCTAAAATCGTAATTGCCATTATTGTTCTTTTTGTATTCTATTAACTTGTATAGTTATATCTCCTTCCAATGCTACTGCTAAAGCATCTAAGAAATCTTTATTTTGTAGCACCTTCAGAGCATCATCAAAATACTTTGTTGCCCTTAATCCATCTCTGTGTATTCCCCTTGCAATGGCAAATGCTAAACTTTTCTTTCCATCTATTGCTTTAGCTTCAACACCTAATTTTCTGTATTTTTTAAATGTTACTGCCCTGCTTTTATTAAATGCTAACCAATCCTGTATAGGTTTTACAGGAATGCTTTTTTTACCTGACTTGTATGAATATGGTGTGCCTTGATTCTGTTTTTTATTCTTAGTTCCCCTTACACCCTTATTTACAAAGTCATAATACTTATCTGCCTTTGAGCCTATTGGATAACCAACTTCAAGAGTATATCCTCCAATATTATTCTGATAAACAATAGGTAAGGATAAATCAAATAGCTGACCAGAAGCAATGGCTTTAGATTTTGTTAAGTTTTCTTTAGCCTTCTCAGTAAATTCAAATCCTATATAATAAAGGATTTTTTCAAGCAATGGAAGGGCATTTGGGTCAACACTACTATACTGCGAATTAATCAAACGATTAAATTCTGCTGCAATTAATCCCTGTGCTTTTGCTTTATTCATCTAATATAAATGTCCAGAAATAAGGAAAGTAACTGAAAAACCCCATCCAATTAAGGATAGGGGAAATAATCAGTCACCTGCTGAACTTACTTTTTAAAATCTCTCTCTGCTTTTAGATAGGAGAGAGTGTTAAGGTATTCTATCACTTGAAGTTCAAATGCTTCATTATATCTGATATTGTGAAAGTCGGCAACAATTTTGGAGCAATACTGCCATCCAAAATATTCAATAAATTTTGAACCTCCTTTTCTGCCTCCGAATGGCTCTTGCCCATCTCCACTATCTTCTGTATCAAATAATCCTTTGTAATTTCCATCCAATTTCTGTATACTTGATAAAAAAAAACAATGGAATGATAGACATCAACAAACCTTGCTTCAAGTAAATCTGTTGCATATTCTTCGTGTCTGGATGCATCATACTTATCCTCTCTCCAACCAAAGATGGTTTTACGCATAGGGATTACCATTGATGCTGCCAACTTGTGAAGATTTGTCACGAGTTCAACAGAAAATACCTTGCTTTCAATGTACCTACCAGAAGGTAACTTCCTGACATCATAAACGCATTTATACCTCTTGCTATTTACTTTTATGTACTTTACAGGTTTACCTTCAATAGGTTCACTTAGGAAGCCTATTTTAGCTTTCTCATTAGCATATTCTTCAACAGATAGGGAATCCACTTGATTCTCTGTCCATCCGTTTAAAATGGCTATTAAACGCATATTCTGGTCAGTAGCATCTTCTATCCCCAAAGCAGGTACTAATTGCTGATATTGAAAAACATTAATCTTATCCCAAGACATTGTCAGTAGTTTGGTCAGTTACTTGAAGTTTTACATTCTTGCCCATTGCATTAAACAATTTGTTAATTACGTTTAATCTTGGGTTTGAGCCTCCTTCAATCCTGTTAATAGTTACAAAAGAGATTTTAGATTTCTCTTGCAACTGCTTCTGTGTTAGATTCAATGATTTCCTTGTTTCCTTTAATTGTGTTCCGATGTTCATATTTATTGTGTATTGATTTCTTCGTTAATTTCTTTAATGCGTTTCTCCAGATATTCAGCAAGTTCATTGCCTGAAAATAAAGTTTTCCCTTTTAAAGCATCAATAGCAAATAATAACATTGCTTCATAACTTCCTAATAGCTTAGCGTGTTTTGTGTAGATATCCATAGTTGTAGGTTTTAGCAAATATAATCTTTATTTTAATAATGTCTTAAAGTTTTTGAATGTTTTTTCTACCTGAGTAACCTTATGTTTTATCCCTTTTTTATGTAGAATCTCAGTTACCATAAGAATATCATTCTCCGTGTGCAGGATTGTTTCGTTTGGACTTCTGGTGTACATTATTATAGGGTCTTTAAATGGACTGACTATCCCTACCCACATAGGAACTACTCTTGTAATCATTTTCTTTACTCCGTTAATCTGCTTACTTATTAGGCAGTACTTTTCTGTTTGGATTGCGTATATCATTTTATTTTAGTTTTATCTGGATTCTCTCCTTTGTCATTGAATTTAACATATTCGTACAGGCTTAATATCTTATCAAAGTCAGATGCATCATACCACATACCATCGTGCATAAACATCTTTGATTCTCCTGTAATCTTCCAATGTGCATTCTTGCGTTCAGCATTGCGATTAATGTACTCGCTGATTTTGTGTGTTGTTTTCATTGTTTGAAAGTTTGGTTAAAATATTCTTTACCAATTCTGTGTTCATCATTAGTTCCTAAATCGAATGCTTCTGTTATCTGCTCCTTCTCCATTTCTTTTGCTTTTGCTATATCTTCTAAAGATAAATACCCTTGCCTATGATGGTATCTTAATGCTAACCATTCTACTGCTGTTTGTTCCATAATTATTAATTAAATAGGTTATCTGCTAAGCAGAATAAAATTACCAATACTAATGCTGCAATTATAACTTGCTTCTGTGTTGCGTTCTCAATTAACTTTTCCATTAGATGTATTTTTTAAAGTTTGGTGAATTATCAAAACAGGCATCACAGATAACTACTTCTGTTGCCTCATCTACTATAATTGCATACGATTGTCCACAATCACATTTACAATTTTTAGTTTGACCTTCAATGATTTCTGCTTGTTCAGTTGTTGCGTAAAATGTGTTCATTTGATTTTGTTTTATTGGTTTTGTTACACAAAGATAAACCTTTTGTTAATACAAAAATCAATTTCCTAAACTTTTTTTTAAATTATACCTTCATTTGCTAATGATAAATAACCTTCATTAGTAATTATAAAATGGTCTAGTAAATTGACATCTAAAAAAGAACAAGCATTTTTTATCTTTTTAGTTATTTCTATATCTGCATTACTTGCTTTTAAATTACCTGAAGGATGATTGTGTGCTAAAATTATACTTGATGCTGCACTTTGTAATGCTATTGTCATTATTACTTTCGGGTCGCATATAACACCTGAAAATCCACCACTTGCAACCTTATGATAACCAATAACTTGATTAGCTCTATTTAAACATATCATAACCATTTCTTCTGTCCATAATATAGTATCACTATCAAATATTTTTTTTAATATCAATTCTACTTCTTCTGGAGTTTTTATTATTATTTTATCACCTTTTGATACAGTAACTTTAATTTTGATTTTTGGTAATTTTAACTTTTTCATTTTGTTTGGTTTTGTTATACAAATATAAACCTTTTTTTAATACAAAAATCAATTTACTAAACTTTTTTTTATTTATTTTTTTGCTAAAGAATTTAGCTAAATGTCAAGTAAATGGAGCAGAAAACTTGACATTATAGGAATGAATATCTACCTGAGCCTGTATTTTGACTCAAATTCTGATAGGCTAAAGCTAAAGCCATTACGCAGTCATCGTGAAATCCTGAAGGTGCAGAATACTTAACCCCAGTGGCTGAATATTGATATTCAAAGACTTCCAACTCTTTAACGATATGCCCCTCTGGATATCCTATCTTCCTGCTCTGAATGGCAGTTTGTAGTCCTAACATTAATTGTTGCTTACTTACCTGTGTAAACTTTAATCCCATAATATGCCTACCCTCCCTTTGTAAGTCCTCAACAATAGGGTCTCCAACCCCTGTTGAATCTATCAGCATAGGTTTTTTTGGCAGTTGCAGAATAGCTTGTTTCGTACTATTCCAATCCATTTGAAATCTGTCAAAATAGGCTACATAGCCATAAGAATCTAATCCTATAATAGCAGTAAAGTCAAAAGACTTAGCAAGGTCTATTCCAAAACATACAGGCTCTCTATTAGATAAAGGTTCAATACATTTACGAATAAAAGCAGAGCCAAAAGGGTTCGCTGCGTTTTCCATAGGATTTGCCATATATTCCTGTTCAAAGACTGCCTCTGGAAGTTGCGTTCTTGCCTCGTCTATCTCTGACTTGTCCATATATGGGTTATCGTATGTAGTAAACTTAAATGATTCCCAACCTTGCTCATCTTTCATAAATAGGGAATAAAAGTAATTCTTACCTCTGGGAGTGGATAGGAACAAAGCCCTGCCTTTATAGTCCGTTAAAGTAGGTCTGATAGAATTTAGCCAACCCTGTTCAAGGTCGGGAATAAATGATGCCTCATCCACAATAACCCAATGGAACTTGCGACCTCTTAAGTTATCCAATCTTTCCCCTGTAAAGAATTCAACTGAGCCACCATTCGGAAAAGATAACTTTAAATCAGATTTGTTATTTAAAAAAGGGAGTGCGTGAATTAACCTATTAAAGAATACTTTAGCAAGTGAATATGTTGGTGTGATGTAAGCAATCTGTTTTCCCTGTACTGCTTCGGTTATTATCTTTATCTGTGATAGTTCAGATTTACCAAACCTTCGCCCACACATAACCACAATAAACCTTGCTTCTGATTCAAGTATTCTGTCTTGGTTGAAATGTGCTTCAGGTACTTCAATTATCATAATATGGTCTTGCCCTTGACGAATACAACCTCTATCTTATTATCGCTTGTAATATCCATCTGTTCTTTAGGCTTTCCGTAAACCCTTGTTAAAAGTGTTTCAAGGCTATATAAAGAGCCTTTGCTTAAACTCTTACGCATAGCATTGGCTATTGTTTTCTCCAAAATGGTAGCCTTTGGATTATCAAATACGGATTTCAGTTCATCTAAGTCCATTGCCATCATTACCTGTATAGTATCGTTTATTTCAGATAGTTTATATCCTGCATCCTTTAATAAGCTAACATATTTTTTTGGTCTGCCTGCTGGATTACCACTTTGACCTTTTACAAATGGAATTAAATCTTCTTTTGCCATATTAATCTAAACCTTTGAATGCTTTTAATGGATAAAATATTAATGAATTCCTATAACCGCCATCATAAGTTGGTATTATGGGTGTTACTGCGTGCATATTCCTCCAAGCAGGATAAACCAAAATAGAATTATCTTTTTTTCCTATTGTTGCAT